AATCAAGGAAGGTAGTAGTATTTCTACTATGTCAGCAATGAAAAACATTATTGCTAAAGCAACGGTAGAAGAAACTTTCCCAAAAGAATTTGCAATTTATGATCTCAATGAGTTTCTATCTGTAATATCTCTTTTTTCAAATCCAGAGTTAGATTTTAAGGATAACTTTGTTCTTATAACAGAAGAAGGTTCTTCTAAATCTTCAACGTATTGGTACTCTGATCCATCTGTTGTTACTACACCAACTAAAGATATTACTATGCCTTCAACAGAAGTTACGTTTGATATTTCTAGTGACACTCTATCAGAAATAACAAGAGCTGCATCCGTTATTGGGGCTCCTGATATGGTACTTGAGAATGGAAAACTTAAAGTAACTGATAAGAAGAATACAACTGCAAATGATTTTACACTCAAGCTTGATGTTCCTGACAGTGAAGTTGATTATAAATTTTGGTTTAAAGTTGAAAATTTGAAATTATTGCCTGGCGCTTATGGTGTTAAAGTTTCTTCAAAAAAGATTAGTGAGTTTACTAATTCTAATGTTGATGTTTCTTACTTTATTGCTTTGGAACCCGAATCTTCTTATGACGCTTAAAGTTAGGAATTTATATTATGGAAAACTTTTTATGGGTCGAGGAATATCGTCCCAAGGATGTAAGCTCGTGCGTACTTCCTAAAAATCTAAAAGATACTTTCACAGAGTTTGTTGAAAGTGATAATATCCCAAATTTGATATTATCAGGTGGCCCAGGCGTAGGAAAGACAACTATTGCAAAAGCAATGCTTGATCAGATTGGTGCTACTTATATGATGATCAACGGTTCTGAGGAGTCAGGTATTGATGTTCTCAGAACCAAGATCAAAAACTTTGCTTCTACTGTATCTCTTGAAGGTGGTAGAAAGTATCTAATACTTGATGAGGCAGACTATCTAAACCCACAATCTACTCAACCAGCCTTACGGGGTTTCATGGAAGAGTTTCATAAAAACTGTGGCTTTATTCTTACTTGCAATTATAAAAATCGTTTAATTCAACCACTACATTCTCGTTGTAGTGTTATTGAATTTTCTATTCCTAAATCTGAAAAACAAAATCTAGCTTCTGAGTTCTTTAAAAGAGTTATAAGTATTCTTGAAAAAGAAGAAGTTAAGTATGATAAAAGGGTTATTGCTGAAGTTATTAATAACCATTTTCCAGATTGGCGTAGAACTTTAAATGAGTTACAAAGGTATGCTATATCAGGTTCTATTGATGCTGGGATGTTGGTAAATATTTCTGACGTTAATATCAAAGAACTTATGGCTGGTATGAAAAATAAGGAGTTTACTAATGTTAGAAAATGGGTTGTCAATAATCTTGATAATAATCCTGTTGATCTTCTTAGGGTTGTTTATGATAATCTCTATGAGTATGTGGATGGTTCTACTATTCCCCATTGCGTTGTGGTATTGGGTGAGTACCAATACAAATCTGCCTTTGTCGCAGACCAAGAAATAAATATGATGGCTTGCCTTACAGAAATAATGGCAAGGGCTAAGTTTAAATAAAGGATTAATATAATGATTGATGAAAAAGAATTAAACGAATTATACAATAAGTCGTTTGCAACAAATGTACAACTATCAGAAGAGTATTCTGTACTAGCAGTTGCTGGTGTGTTGTTAGGACAAGCTATGAGGATGTATAAGACAGTATTAGATAAGAATGAGTATGATGAAATGGTAGAAATAATTTCTGACACATCCAAAGAAGTTAGACCATATGATGAATTTTGTTTAGCAGAAGATTCGACTAAACATTAACAAATTGGATTTTTTATAATGATTGATATATATGATGATGTACTAGAAGAGCATAATGCTATTTTAGTCGATGATGCGATTAAACAGTTAGCTTGGAAGTATGATTATTCATCACAACCAAACAAACCAAATAAACATTGGCACATCCTTTGTGGACATAATGAAATAGAATGTACTGATGCTGGATTTGATTGGGTTCATAGTTTATTTCAAACAGCATTGGATAAGTTTAAATTTACAGAAAAGTATGATGTTGATACTTATCTTAGAATCTACATGAATGCTCATACACATGGCATAGAACCACATTTTCATCATGACGATGGAGATTTTACTATGATCTATTATCCACGGCTTGATTGGAAATTAGAGTATGGTGGTGGAACTTATATTGATGGTAAACTAGCAGAATATAAAGGAAATCGTTTAGTTGTATTTGATGCAGCTCTTCTACATTCTGCAATGCCAGTTTCTAGAGAGTGTTACCAATTAAGAACTTGTGTTGTATTCAAGTGTAGTAAAAAAAACAGTAATGTTAGTTTCTTTAGAGATGCTATAAAAGATAATAGTAACAATTTCAAAGTGCAAGTAATAAACTAATGTATGAACTAAAAAACTACCTCAAAGCTATCAACGAAACTAAAGAACCTCTTATGGATGGAGAGGATGAAGAGTGGGAAAAGAAGTATCCACCATACATCGTTAATAAATGTGTGGCTCCTTTTCCTGATACTATCCTATTAGTTAACGAAATTAACCAATTACACCACCTAGATAAGAAACTTCAGTTTGATTTTTTGATAAATAGTCTTAGACCAAGGAAAAGATATACACCTTGGGTGAAGGCGATGAAAATTGATAATTTGGAATGTGTTAAAGAGTATTATGGATATAGTAATGGAAAAGCAAAGTCCGCTCTTGAAATATTATCTGATGAACAAATTTCTGCCATAAAACAAAAATTAAATAAAGGTGGAAGAAATAATGGAAGAGATTAATTGGACACAGGAAAAGATGTTAGAAGTTGGTTTGAAAGAACCAGATGATTTTTTAAAGGTTCGTGAGACACTTTCACGAATAGGAGTAGCTTCAAGAAAAGAAAGAAAATTATATCAATCCTGTCATATACTTCATAAACAGGGTAGATACTATATTACACACTTTAAAGAGTTATTTGCTCTTGATGGTAAGGTTGTTAATTTATCTGAGAATGATATTGCTCGCAGAAACACAATTACAAACCTTTTAAAAGATTGGGGTTTAGTAGATATTATAGGTAATGCAGAACCAGTAGCTCCATTAAGTCAAATCAAAGTTTTATCTTTTAAAGAGAAAGATGAATGGCAATTAGAGACAAAGTATAATATAGGTAAGAAGAAAGAAGTTTAATGGAGCAATTCAAAACATTCATCACAGAAGAAAAAGATAGTGATTATCGTATTGTTGTGCTTTCTGTAGAACATGGCGATAAATCTATAACCTCTAAACGTATTAAAGCAGAGGCAGACGAATTAAATTTACCAAACTATGTTATACAAATAGATGGTTCTTATATTAAATATGATAACGGAAAGCATACTATTTATTCTTTAGATGATGATAAAGGTTTTGATCTTGATTCTTCTACTGTGGTGTTTATTCGTGGCACTCCAACTAAAGATAGTTCTCTAGATTTAATATCTGAAATTGAAAGGATTGGACTTTGTTGTGTTAACAGTAGAACATCAATATCGATTGCAGCTGATAAGTATCGTTCTTATATTCGTTTAAAGGATTATGGTTTAAATCAACCAAAAACTGTTTTGGTTCCAAATGCAGATTCTATAGAAAAATCTTTTGAAAGTTTAGATACAAAGTTTCCAATCATTTTAAAAACATTAAGAGGCTCAAAAGGTGTTGGTGTTTTATTTGTTGAATCTGAAAGAGCATTAACTTCTATAGTTCAACTTATATTTAAGACAGACTCACAAGCAGATTTAATAATACAAGAATACATTAAAACAGAGTTTGATGTTAGAGTTATAGTTCTTGGTGGTAATATAATTGCTACAATGCAAAGAGATGTATTAGAAGGTGATTTTAGAAGTAATTATTCTCAGGGCGCAAAAGTTAAAAAATACAAACTTACAAAGTTAGAAACAGAACAATCTTTGTTAGCCGCAAAATCTGTTGGTGGTATATTAAGTGCTGTAGATTTTATTCCTTCAAATGATACTGAGAAGAAACCACCATATATGTTGGAAGTTAATAGTTCGCCTGGCACAGAAGGTATTGAAGAAGCTTCTGGTAAGAATATTGTTAAAGAATTTTTAGAGTATTTTCAGAATCCAAAAGTAAGATACACTGTTCCTACAGTATGTGGTTATAATGAGGTTGTATCTATTAAGCCGTTTGGAGAACTTATTGCAAAGTTTGATACAGGCAATTCTGTATTATCAGTTTTACACGCTGATGATATAGAGATAAATGGAAAGAAAATTTCTTTTACTCATAATGGAAAATCTATCACCACTAATTTAGTTAAGATGTATGAAGTGCATACTGGCGGTGGTAAAGATGAACGTCCAGTTGTAGAATTAGAAATGGTATTTGTTGGTAGCACTTATAAGTTTATGTTTGGGCTTGACGATAGAACAGAGCTAGGAACTGAAGTTTTATTGAATAGATTCGTTATGAATAAATTGAATGTTATGATTAATCCTCAACAGAAATATGTAATAACTACACCATTTACTCTTGACAAATAGCTTAAAAGGTAATACATTAAACTTATAAATACATTATAGTATATATGGAGAAGTTGGAATGTCGTTACAAGGTTATCTTAGACAAGT